CGGGAACAACAAGCAAGCCATCGCGCAGCCTTTAGCTCCAACGATTACTGCGTCAAATGACCCCAGTCGTAGTCCTCAGTCGAGCGAGGTAACTCAACAGGTCGCAGCCGTCCATTCTGCATTGATGCAGGTGCGTCGCCTCACGCCCGTCGAGTGCGAGCGTTTGCAAGGCTTCCCAGACGGCTACACCGACATCCGTCCTCGCGGTAAGGACACGCCTGATGGGCCGCGCTACAAGGCACTTGGCAACAGCATGGCCGTGCCGGTGATGCGCTGGATCGGCGAGCGCATCGCCAAGGTCGACCAAGCATGAACTTCAAGTTCGAGCCCTACGCGCGCGGCGGTCTCCAGATCTGGAAGGATCCCGAGGAGGGCCGGAAGTACGTCGCCGCGTCCGACACCGCAGGCGGACTCGCTCGAGGGGACTTCGCCGTCATCGTGGTCATCGAGGGCGAGACCTGCGAAGTGGTCGCGCGCTGGAAGGAACGCGACGACCCGCACGTCTGGGGGCCGAAGTGCGCCTGGCTGTCGTGGTACTACAACGAAGCCCTGCTCGCGTTCGAGACGTACCCCTCGGCCCACGGCTACACCGCCTGCATGGAAGCCATCAACAAGGGCTACAAAAAGATCTACAAGCGGCAGCGGCAGGACACCATCTCCAAGCAGGTGTCCGAAGTCCTGGGCTGGCACACCAACTCCACCACCAAGCCCCTGCTCATCGACCGCATCAAGCGCGCACTCGACGAAGGCGCGCACATTCCCGACGAGGAATTGCTCTACGAACTACGCGACCAACGCTGGAACGGAAAGGGCGAGATGGAGTCGCGGGGACACGACGATATGGTCATTGCATACGGCATTGCGCTCGCTGTCCGTGATCAGTCATGGACAAGGGGCCTATTGCGTCCTGAGCCTGTAGTGCCTAGGACAGAGTCGGAACGCTACTGGGCTGCGTACGACAAGCGTCTTACCGCCAAGCCCAAGAAGCGAAAGCTCTACCATGGATGATGCGTTGAACGGCTGGGAGTTCGGAGTGCTGGCGATCGTCGCGCTGACATGCGCGCTGCCCGTCGCGGCGGTGTCATGGGCGTTGGTGCGCGTCAATCTCCGCCTCGCCGACCAGAACCGCGACTTGCTGAAGGCGATCCTCGCCAGCAGCGAAAGGCCGCAGGCCGCCGCCGTCGCGGGCGCCATGGAGATCACTGATCGCGAGAAGGTGGCGCAGGAAACCATGGGGCGCGCGACTCTGCCTCGCCGCCACGCAGGAGCAGGATGAAGCTCGACGAAGGCAATCTGATCGAGATGATCGACAAGCGTGTCGGTCTCCACGAGTCGCGTCTCGAGCGCCTCGCACTCGAGGAATCGTGGATCTCGAACGTCGCCTTCTGGAGCGGCAAGCAACGCTTCTTCTTCGAGCAGGGACGCCTGTTCGACGCCGGCATCGACGACCCCGAGGCGGCGACGCACTACAAGGTGAACCTCATCCGCTCGCGCGTGCTCGCCGCCTGCGCGAAGGTGCTCGCGGTCAACGCGGAGTTCCGCTGCCGTCCGCCCACCGGCACCAGCCGCGACCGCGAACTCGCGCAGCTTGCCGAGCGCGTCTTCGATCACATCCGCGAAGTCACCGACTTCGAGTGGCATCTCATGATGTCAACGCTGTGGAAGGCCGTCTGCGGCTCGTCCTTCCTCAAGATCACCTGGGATCCGTTCAAGGGGGAGCCTGATCGCTTCTACCTGTCGGATGCGCAGAACCGCCGCGTCATCCCCGAGCAGATGCTTTCTCAGGCAATCAAGCAGGAGAAGGACAGGGCCGGGCTCTTCGAGGACTACTCCCCTGGCGATATCTCAGTTAGCGTCCTGTCGCCGTTTGCCGCGTTCCAGGATACGAGCAGCCGCGACTCGCAGATGATGGGCTGCCAGTGGTTCGCGGAGAAGCACTACGTCGACATCGACCGCATCGCGGAACGCTTCGACATCGACCCCAAGGACATCCAGCCGATGGAGGCGGATGCCGGACTGCGCAACTACGAGGAGGCCATCGCGTTCATGTCGAACGGATCCGGCTTGTCGCTCGTGGACTGGGCGCAGCCCGAGGACAAGCGCGGCAAGCGCACCCAGTACGTCGAGCTCTGGCAGCGACCCAGCAAGCAACACCCGCGCGGCATGCGCGTCGTGTACGCGGGCGGGCGCATCCTCAACCTCAACCGCGCCGGCGGTCTCGACAATCCCTACATCGCCGACCGCACCGGCTGGTCGCACCTGCCCTACGTCAAGGACGACTGGTGCCCGCACCCCGGCAGGTTCTGGGGCGCGTCGCTCGTCGAGGATCTGCTCGGGCCGCAGTACTACCTCAACGAAGCCCGCACCGTGATGATGCAGTTCATGGAGACGTTCGGTCTCCCGAACACCTACGTCGGCGACCAGTCGGGCATCGACACCGACAGCATGCCGGTCGGCGGTGGACGCATCTACCAGGTCAACGAGGTGTCCTCGTTCAAGGTGCAGCACGGCCCCCCGCCCCAGATCCCGCCCGACGTGGCGCGGTTCATGGACGTGTGCGAGGCCGACCTGAACAAAGCCGCCGCGCAGTCCGAGATCAACGCCGAGGGATTGCCCGGCCAGCTCCGCTCCGGCAGCGCCGTGCGAGCCATCAACGAGGAGCGGTTCATCACGCTGACCGTGCCCTCCAAGTCCACGCTCCGCACCGTGCGCGACGCCGGCAAGATCTGCCTCGCGCTCGGCAAGATGTACTACGGCCCCAAGCGCACCATGCGCTACCTCGGCGAGGACGCGGAATGGGTCGTCGAGGAGTTCGACGGCTCCGACCTGCTCAACGACTTCGTCATCGTCGGCAACCCGTCCGTCGCGGACACGCTCGGCTCCGCGCGCGAGGAGATGCTGGACGCCCTGCAGGCCGGCGCGTTCAACCCGCAGTTCGACGAGCAGACCCGCGCGCTCATCCTGAAGGGCCTGCACTACAACACCAGCGACGAGTTCATCAAGCGCACCCTCCAGGCGGAGCGGAACCAGGAGCGCGAGATCCAGGAGATGATCAAGGATCCGCTCAAGTACGGCGACGAAGGCTACCCCGTCATGGAGTGGGAGGACCACGCCAAGGAATCGACGGTCATCATCGCGTACATGTACACGCCGGAGTTCAAGGGGCTGCCCGTGCAGACGCAGGCGCTCATCACAGACCACTGGAAGAAGCATCAGATGTTCATCCAGCAAGCCCAGATGCAGGCCATGCAGATGGCCGAAGCAGTCAAGGGCATCCCAGGCCAAGTCGGCCAAGCATCCCAACCTTCATTCTGATTCATGCAAGACGCAAACCCCATCAAGCCCAAGGGCGCCAGGCGCGAAGAACACGCCGACGCCGCCAACATCGCGACGCAGCTCAAGGAGCTGTCCGCGTCCCGCGCCACCGTCGAGAAGGCGACCAACCTGCTGACCCCCATGTTCCCCATCGACGGGGACAACGAGAAGGAGGTCGAGGCCGCCGACGTGCTGCTCGAGGAGGTCTACAAGCAGCAGCGCCGTCGCACCGAAGAGGAGAAGGACAATGAGAACTCCATCTACCACTTCTTCGTCAAGTGCCGGAACCAGCACCCCGAGGGGCAGCCCAGCCACGGCGTCTACCTGACGCTGAACCCCGAGACCGGACTGGTTCGATCCGATCAGTGGAAGAGCGCCTACAAGCCCAACCCGAAGTCGGCGTGGTACGAGGACATCCTCTGCCAAGTGTGCCTGCGGTATTACGGGCAGAAGGTCGAACTGCCCGTCGTGGTCGGATCCGGCGGTTCGTTCACCGTCGACCAGCGGTGGTTGTGGCGCAGGCCCAAGGATCCCAAGCGCGCCTCCATCGAGGGCGAGTCACGAGCCAACCCCATGGGCCTTCCGTCCCAGAACAATGGCCGCGATGAAGCCAACAGGCGCGCCGCCGCCGCCGGCTACGAGGTGATCCCGTGAGCGAACAACAACCCCAGCAGCCCGGCGCCGTTCCCTACGCGCCCGACAACGCCGTCGTCCGCCTCAAGGTGGATGGACGCGAGATGGATACCACCGTGGCGGACCTGCGCAAGAGCGCGCAGATGGCGTCCGCCGCAGAGAAGCGACTTCAGGAAGCGAACGCGCTCAAGGCACAGCATGCCGGCGCCATCGAGTTCGCCTCCCAGATGGAGACGCTGTTGCGCACCAACCCCGACGCGGCCCTTGCGGAGATCCAGAGACGTGCGTCTCAACTGCATGGCCGCCCCATCGGAGTTGGCTCCACCGATGCGAGTTATTCGGGCGAGGAACTGGATCCTGTCACCAAGCAGACCAGATCCGAGCTCATGCAGATCCAGAGCAAGATCGCGGAGCTCACAAAGTTCCGCGATGAATTGACCACCCAGTCGCACATGGATCGCATCAAGTCCGTCGTCGGCTCGCTGCCCCTATACCAAGGGAACGCGAAGGCGCGGGAACAAGCTGAGGTTGTGGTCGCGGCTTACCAGATGGCGAACCCATCGAAGCCGCTGGAGGAGGTGGCTGCCGAACTGCACGCGCTGCAGGCCGACATGCTCTCCGACTTCATGTCTTCCCAACGTGACCAACGGGCTTCCGCCGCGTCGCAACTGGCTGGCATCCCGCCCGCCGCCGGCACGCCTGGACTGACTGCCAACACCCCGCCGAAGCCCTCGGCGAAGGATCTGCAGTCGGGACAGTGGCGCTCCGGCTTCAAGTCGTTCGTGAACCAGCTCAGGAACGACGTCCGGTAGCCCACAACCAAACCAAGGACTGATCCATGTCTGTGACCGCAAGCAACGGTGTTGCATACAACACCCAAGCGTACGGCGCCACGACCGGCGCCGGCTACTACGACAACCTCCTCACCAACTACTTCCTCCAACTCCTGCCGGACGCCCGCAACAACTCGACCGTGCTCTTGAGCATGATCGACAAGCGTCCGCATCAAGCCGTCTCGGGCAAGTACATCGTGTTCCCCGTGCGGTTCGGTCGCTCGACCGGCCTCAACAACGTGGGTTACGGTGGCGTCATTCCCGACCCCGGCTTCCAGCCGTCGCTGACCTACTCGACCATCACCCGCAAGGGCATGGCCCGCATCGCGCTGGATGGCGACACCATCCGGCACGGCAAGACGAACGGCGGAGCCTACGCCGAAGCCTTGCAGATCGAGATGGAAGGCATCGTGGACGACATCATGATCGACCGCGCCCGCCAGGTCCACAACGACGGATCGGGTCGGATCGCGGAAGT